AAACATACAGGTAATGTGTTTTCATACACTTCCCCGCATGACATTAAAACCATGCGGGAGCATTCTGAATACGAAGAAGTAAAAGAAGAAACTGTCAGCCTTAGTGAAGAAGTGCCGACAAAACGCAATATTGGTAGACCTCCCAAGCATAAGGAAAAATTATGACGATCTACAGGGGTATTGGTGGTGGCGGTGATGCTACAACTGATTCTGAACTGACAGCCCTTGCGGCAATTGCTCAGCAGGCGGCTGGCTTTGCGGAAGAAGCTGAAGCTAGCGCTGATGAAGCGGCTGACAGCGCAACCGCTGCTGCTGGCTCGGCTGCATCTGCGGCTTCCAGTGCCTCTGCTGCTTCGACCTCGGCCACTAACGCTGCTTCCAGCGCATCTGCGGCTTCCTCTAGCGCCTCCAGCGCAGCTTCTTCGGCTTCCTCGGCTTCTACCAGCGCTTCCAACGCTGCCGCGAGTGCGTCCGCTGCTTCGACTTCCGCTACTAACGCGGCTAACAGTGCCTCCTCGGCCAGTACTTCTGCCTCTAACGCGGCTAGCTCTGCTACTGCTGCGGCTGCTTCCGCTACGGCTGCTGACTCTTCTGCTACTTCTGCTGCTTCTAGCGCCAGTGCTGCGTACACCAGTGCGTCTAACGCTGCTTCTAGCGCTTCTGCGGCTGCGTCTAGCGCCTCTTCTGCTTCCGGTAGCGCCACGAGTGCTGCCAACAGTGCCTCTGCTGCGGCTACCTCTGCTACCAACGCTGCTTCTAGTGCTTCCGCTGCTGCCGCCTCTTACGATGCTTTCGATGATCGTTACTTAGGCGATAAAGCCAGCGATCCTACGTTAGATAACGACGGCAATGCCTTATTGACAGGCGCTCTGTATTTCAATACTACATCTTCTACAATGAAGGTGTATACCGGCTCTGCTTGGGCTACCTTAGCTAGCGGCGGTACTGTTACTAGTGTCGGCACCGGTACTGGTTTATCCGGTGGTCCGATCACCACTTCTGGTACGATTAACTTTTCCAATGCTGCTGTTGGTACATGGGCTGCTACGCCTACCTCTGCCAACTTAGCTGCTGCTGTCACTGATGAGACAGGCTCTGGCTCCTTAGTGTTTGGTACCGGTCCTACCTTATCTGCCCCGGTTATTGACGGCACTGATCCGTACATTCAGTTCAATAACGGCTCTGCGGTCACGCTGGCTGCTGGCCGTCTGTGGTACAACGGCTCCACGGGTTCGTGGAATGCTGGTATGGGCAATGGCAACATTACTCAGCAGATCGGTGAAGAGCTTTTCGTCTATGGTAAAGCTTCTTCTGCGATCACGGATTCCCCGCTTCAGATTGTGTATCAGACAGGTACAGTGGGGGGTTCTGGTGTAATTACCTTTGCTCCCACAATCGCCGGTATTACAGAGGGTAACTTAATCGTTGGTGTTGCCACAGAGCCTATCGCCCTTAACGGTTTTGGCCGTGTTACCTCCTTTGGTGTGGTGCGTGGCATCACAACCGATGGCTCGGCTTATGGGGAGACTTGGGCTGATGGTGATACTATCTGGTACAACCCTGTTACCGGTAATCCGACAAAGACAAAACCTTCTGCTCCTAACATTAAAGTTCAGTTAGGCACCATCATTAAAGCTGGTTCTGGCGGCTCTGGTTCCTTCCAAGTTGAAGTGAATCACGGTTCTGTGCTGGGCGGTACGGACGCTAACGTCCAGATCACCAGCCCGACCAACAACCAGTTACTGGTGTACGATAGCACGTTAGGTTACTGGAAGAACTCTACGGTTACTTCTGGCGCTACGATCAGCAACGATACCACTACAGCTACGAGTGTGTATCCGCTGTTTGCTAACGCTACTAGCGGTGCTCCTTCCACGATCTACACCAGCAACGCTAACCTGCTGTATAAGCCCAGCCTTGGTGAGTTTACCGCTAAGGCGATGCGTTCCAGCAACGGCATCCATGTCAATAGTCAAACTGTTAGCTCTGACTATACAGTAGCTTCTGGTGACAATGCGATGTCTGCCGGTCCTGTGACTGTGGCTAGCGGCGTGACAGTAACTATTTCTAGCGGTTCTGTGTGGACTGTTGTTTAAGGATAAAAGATGCCTGTAACTATTAACGGAACAACTGGTATCGCCGGGGTTGACGGCTCTGCGTCGGCTCCTGCCATTCAAGGCGGGGACACAAACACAGGCGTGTTTTTCCCTGCTGCGGATACTGTAGGTATTGCTACAGGCGGCGTGGAGAGGGCACGGGTTGCTTCTGATGGTTCCCAATCTTCTGTGGTCCCCGGTGGGTCTACACTTTACCCTGAATTTAAATGCCGTTCTTGGGTTAACTTCAACGGCTCCGGTACAATAGCAATTAGAGCTAGCGGCAATGTCTCTAGTCTTACGGATAATGGAGCAGGTGATTATACTGTCAACTTTTCTACAGCTATGCCTGATACCGGATATTCAGCCGTAGGCCAATGCGGTTATTCTGACAGTGGCGGCAACCATGTGAATATGTTTGAAGAAATTAGCGGCACAACTCTTGTAAGAACTACCAGTTCCATTCGTTTCCGCTTAAGCCGTTACGCCCCTAATGACGGCGCTCATGTAGATTCTGCAACAGTCAACGTTGCTATCTTCCGGTAAAAATTATGAGTCAAGTAAAAATTCAAGGCAATGCTAGCGGTACAGGTGTCTTTACGATTGCTGCTCCGAATAGCAATACTGACCGCACCCTGACACTTCCTAATAATACAGGAACAATCTTAACAAACTCGTCTCCCGGAACTATTCTACAAGTTGTGTCTTCTGCACCTACAAACTTAGGGCAAGTTACTCGCGCTTCTACAACTTTCGGTGAGATTTCTTCTTCCTTACGGGTTACAATTACCCCTTCCTCCTCTTCTAATTTACTGTTATTAGAAGCTAATATCTGTTTCGACACGGCAGGAAATAACTCTGCTATCGACCACTTCAAGTTTTTTGACGTAACAAACAGTACAGAAGTTTTAATTGGCGATGCTAACGGAAGTCGTACACGCGCATTAATGGCTTCCCGTAGTTCTGCTTTCGATGCTAATGACCCTGTATGGATGACGTTTAGGGCTGTGGTATCGGCGGGCAGTACATCTGCTAGGACTTACGCTGTTTACCATCGTTGCGAAGCTGCAAGTAACCGTAATTTCTTTGGAAGTTCTTTAACGTCTAGCGCCGGGTGGCAGACGGCCCCTGTCTTTACTGTCATGGAGATTGCGGGATGATTGCACAAGCTATTCGATCTCTACGTCCTTTATCTGAATGGCAGATGGTCAATGAAGATTTAACAACTCTTCAGTGGTTTTCTTCTGACTTACGCCCGACTGATACAGAAATTTTACAAGAGGCTCAACGACTAAAAGACGAATATGCTCGTTCTGAGTATCAACGTCTTCGAGCTAAGGAATATCCCTCTTTTGCTGACCAGTTTGATCTCCTCTATCATGGCGGGTATGATGCATGGAAGGCAACTATTGATGCAATCAAAGCTAAATATCCTAAGCCTACTGGAGATATGTAAATGAGTAACGTTGTTGCAAAAAACTATCAGGTAGGTACTTCAGGAACAGCCTCCAATAACTTCACCCTATATCAGCCCAGCAGCCTTGATGGTACTGTTCGACTAGGTGTAGGCAATGCAGGAGCTACTTCCAGCGATGCGGTAGAGTTTAACTCTTCTGCTGGTATCTCTAAAGTAGGCGGCTATCCTACCTACCAATGCCGTGCTTGGGTAAACTTCAACGGCACAGGTACAGTGGCGATTCGCGCTAGCGGTAACGTATCTAGTATCACGGACAACGGTACGGGTGATTACATTGTTAATTTCACAACAGCTATGGCTGACGCAAACTATAGCACCGTCGCATCAACCAACAACTATCAAGCTTTTGCTAACTTTGACGGATCGGCAGGTACAACTACCAACAAACGGGTACTAACCCGTCAGACAAACTCTCCTGCCACTGGGTTTGATTGCTCTGAAGTTAACGTCGCCATCTTTCGCTAAGAGGAAACCATGAACAAACGCATCATCTACCCCACTGACGGAGGCGGCGTAGCCGTCATTGTCCCCGCGCCCGACTGCGGCCTGACCGTCGAGGAAATCGCGGCAAAAGACGTTCCTGCCGGTAAGTCTTACAAAATCGTGGACGTATCTGACATTCCCTCTGATCGCACATTCCGAGGGGCTTGGGAGTATCAAGAATGATTATTATTAACTTAGACAAAGCCAAAGTAATTGCTCATGATATTCGCCGTCAGGCTCGTGCTGAAGAGTTTGCTCCTTACGATGAAGTGATTGCCAAGCGAATCCCCGGCGTGGCTATGGATCAAGCTGAAGCTGCTCGTCAACAGATTCGTGACAAGTATGTGTTAGTTCAGGCCGATATTGATAACGCTTCTTCTCCTGAGCAGATTAAAGAAGTGTTAGATCAGATCATGGTGAAAGCTGAGTAATCATGGAATTCCAGACTATTTTAAATATTATTCTGGGATCTTTGACTGGTATTCTTGGATGGTTTGCACGGGAGATGTATGCTGCTGTGCAAGCCCTCAAGGATGATCTGTACAAGTTTCGGGAAGAAGTAGCTAAGGAATACATTCCTAAGAATGAGTTCAACTTGTTCAAGGAAGAGCTATTCCAAACACTTCGCCGTATTGAAGACAAGATTGAAAAGAAAAGCGATAAATAACTATGGCACTCCCTACATACTTAGGATTGGTTAATGAAGTTTTGGTTCGTCTTCGGGAACCTGAAGTTGGTACTGTTAACGAGCATTCCCTTTCTAAGTTGATTGGGGCGTTTGTAAACGATGCTAAACGGGCGGTGGAAGATGCTTACAACTGGAACGCCTTAACCACCACTCTGACAGCGACAACCAGCCCGTCCGTGTTCAACTATGCTCTCACAGGCACAGATGCGCGGTTCAAGGTGATTGAGGTTTACAACAATACAGATCGTTTCCATCTCCAGCCTAAGACTACGATGGAGATGACCTCGTTATTTATCAGCACTCCTACCCCGGAGCGCGGCTCTCCTGCTTACTATAACTTTAACGGTATTAACTCTAACGGCGATACGCAGGTTGACCTGTATCCCGTCCCGGACGATGTTTATACCCTGTTCTTCAACATCTACAATCCGCAAGGCAAGCTGGTCAACGATGCGGATAACTTATTGGTTCCGAGTGAGCCGGTGGTTCAACTGGCGTATGCCCGTGCATTGGTTGAGCGTGGTGAGGACGGCGGTTTAGGTAGCTCGGAAGCTTACGCGATGTTCAAGAGCATCCTGTCTGACTACATTGCTATCGAATCTTCTCGTTACCCGGAGGAAGAAACTTGGGGAGCTAACTAATGGCTCAGCAAATTCAAACTTACAGTATCACTGCTCCCGGCTTCTTTGGCCTGAATACTCAGGATTCTTCTCTTGATCTTGCTGCTGGGTTTGCTCTGGTGGCTAACAACTGTGTTATCGACCAGTATGGCCGTGTTGGTGCCCGCAAAGGCTGGCAACCGCAGAACAGTGCTAACGCTCAGTTAGGCACTGCTGACATCAAGGCTATCGCTCAATTGGTGATGGACGACGGCACAGAGTATGTGGTGTTGGCAGGTAACAACAAGCTGTTTAAGCAGACTGGCGGCACCCTGACGGAACTGACCTACGGCGGTGGCGGTACAGCCCCTACGATTACAGACAGTAACTGGCAGATCGCTATTCTGAATGAAGTTGCATACTTCTTCCAGATCGGTCACGATCCGCTAGTGTTTGATCCTGCTGTGTCTTCTACCACCTACCGACGAGTGAGTGAAAAGACCGGATATGCTGGTACTGTTCCTCAAGCCGATAACGTAATCAGTGCTTATGGCCGTCTCTGGGCTGCTACAACCTTGACGGACAAAGTGGTAATCTCTTTCTCGGACCTGCTTTCTGGTCATGTGTGGACAGGCGGTACATCAGGTACGCTGGACATTACGACAGTGTGGCCCAAAGGCGGGGATACGATCACTGGTTTAGGGGCGCATAACGGCTTCCTGTTCATCTTCGGTAAGAACAGTATTATCGTGTATAGCGGTGCTACAGCCCCTGCTACGATGACGTTATCCGACACGATTATCGGTATCGGGTGTATCGCAAGGGATACAATCCAGAATACAGGCTCCGATATTATCTTCCTGTCTGATACCGGTGTTCGGTCTGTCTTACGGACTATCCAAGAGAAGTCTGCCCCGTTTCGGGATTTAAGTAAGAACGTCAGAAACGATCTGATGTCTGCTGTTAATTCTGAAACTCCAAAAAACATCAAGGCGATCTACAGTCCGTTTGAATCGTTCTATCTGTTAACCCTTCCCACGTTAAAGACAGTCTACTGCTTTGACCTGAAAGCTGCTCTGCCGGATGGCTCTGCCCGTGTCACCACATGGGACAATATCCAGCCTAAGAGCTTTTGCTACTTACGGGATGAATCGTTACTGATCGGTAAAGAAGGCTATCTCGGTAAGTACACAGGTTACTTAGACAACACCAGTTCTTATCGGTTCCAGTATTTCACCAACCATACCGATTTAGGACAGCCTTCGGTTACCTCGGTATTAAAGAAGCTCTCTGTGGTTGTTATCGGCGGCTCTGACCAGTACGTGACAATCAAATGGGGTTACGACTTTACCAGTAACTATCAGGCACAAACTGCAAAAATTCCTGCTAAAGGGGTTGCATATTTTGGTATTTCGGAGTATAATATAGGTGAATATACGGGTGGAACTAACCTAGAAACATTAGTTGCTTATCCGTCAGGCTCCGGCAAGGTAATTCAAACAGGTTACGAGGCGGATATTCAAGGTTCTGCCTTGTCAATCCAAAAATTAGAAATCCACGCTAAAAACGGAAAGGTTGTCTAGCCGTGACAGACTACGTAAAAAGTACTAACTTTACATCCAAGGATTCCTTGGCAACAGGTAACCCCTTAAAGATTATTAAGGGTGCTGAGTTTGACACGGAATTTAACAACATTGCTACGGCGGTGGCTTCTAAAGCGGATGCTGCCTCTCCGACCTTCACCGGTACGCCTTTAGCTCCTACGGCTGCTTCTGGTACAAATACGCAGCAGATTGCTACTACTGCGTTTGTGCAGACTGCTGTGGCTACATCGGCTATTACCGGTGAAATCAAGATGTGGACAGGCACATCCGCCCCTACGGGCTACCTGCTGTGTGATGGTTCTGCTGTGTCTCGTACTGTTTATTCTGCTCTTTATGCGGTTTTAGGTACGACATACGGCTCTGGCGATGGTTCTACCACCTTCAACCTGCCTAACTTCACTAACCGGATGCCGATTGGTGCCGGTGATCTGTACGCTAACGGCGGCACAGGCGG